CATTTGCATATAAACTACAAGTACATATTCAAACACGCTCTTTTATCCAATCTAGCAGTTCGTATTCTGTGCCATACTTTTCTATCCAGGTCTGCTTCCCTGAATGAAATCCATCGTTGCCCTGGTGATGCTCGTGACATAATGGTAAGCAATTATCCCAACTATTACGTTGGCCTTTACCCAATCCTTCTCTGATATGATGTATGCAAGGTGGAGTGTTGGCATCATAATACTTGCGACAGACTACGCAACCAAACTCCACTAGCTTTTCGATCCACTCACGTTCCTTTTGTTTCAAGCTGTATTCCTAAAGACCTAGACCAATTAATAATCTTGTCTATGTAATCATTAAACTCTGATTTATTTAATGTTGCTGTAGATAACAATTTACCATCATCATCTTTAAGATCAAATTTTAATCTTAAAATATCATGTAATTCTTCTTGAGTGTAGCCAGTTGTATCAGACAATCCTTTGTAGATTACACCCCATAATAAACTATTCTGATCGTGACTTCTTGCACCTTCTTTGTCCATTATAATTATGTCATATACACCTTCATCTAAAGATGTCACCATAGCAAGTACTACTTCTAAATAATTGCTATTTGGTGTAACGTGCAGTGTTTTCTTTAGTTTCATGATCTCTCCATCCTTTTGATTTAAACGTACGACCTTCCTTATCTGTTGCACGAAATTCCATGTCAGGAAATACTTCACGCATCTTCTTTAAAAATTCATTAACTGTCATTTTCCTATCCCCATTGCTAATAATAAAATTATAAATAAAACTCCAAATGCAATATCTACAATAATACTATCCATCTTTACTCTCCTCAAAAGTTATCTTGTTATCAGGGTACATTTTATAAAACTTGTTTTTTATATCATGTACAACTTCTACCCTAATACTTCCATCGCCTTCTTTGAAAAATTGAACAGTGAACCAATCACCCTCTATCGCCATTCTTTTTGTTATCATTTTTTACCTTACATATTCCATGTAGCGTATAAAAATTCACACCACAATAATATTTACCATCATCGTACATCTTTGCTTGATTACCACACTGACAGCATTTTTTCATTGAAGGTGATTTTATCGCCATAATTAATCTTCGTCATGCAGTGGATCTTCTATCCACTCGTCTGGCATAATTGGCGGTGATTTCTTTTTTTCTAATTCTTCCGCCAAATCTAATGCGTACCAAGCAATCTTACGTAATTCTTGAGGCCATTCATCTTTATTGCCTAGCCTTTCAGAATACTTCATAAGATTACCTTTAACGTAGAATTTATAGTTATCACCGAGTTTAGCTTTGATGACATCTATGGTTTCTATCCCACCCACTTTGTAGTGGTCTGGGTTAATCATGTCTTTCATAATTGCTCCTCTATAATAATCATACCTTTTTCAAACTCACAAGTTATGCCTTTTATCTTAACATACACATTTTCATCATCATCTATTTTGTGCAATAACTTTCCTTTAAAACATATTAACTCTTTTGAATCTAATGGTTGAGATACATAATAATATAAACCTATGCAAATTGCTAATAAAAGTATAGCTAATCCAATTAAATATCTCATGGTTTTACGTACCATAAACTAATCCTCCGTTGTTACGATGCCATTGCAGTAAGAGTATAATTATACTTGTAATACACGTATTACAAATATAAATGAAAGGAGACATAATTATGTGGACAACACCTGCTGCAACTGAAATGCGTTTTGGTTTTGAAATAACAATGTACGTATGCAATAAGTAATTAATAGGGAGGCTCATCGTCTCCCCATTAATCTTTTAAACATACAAGTATTTTTCTTTACCCATTCAACATTAAGTTGAACACATATTAAACCTTCTTGATGAGGTTTTCTTCTTCCACCTAATTTACGACCTGATTTAGGTAACCATTTTAGGTTCTTTTCCTCAACAAACCTTATTGTTTTACCAAGGGGCATCATCACCCTCTAGTGCCGGAGTTGGTTCTTGTTGTCTTTCACGCTTTTCAGATATAGTACCGCTCATAAACTTAGAACCATTTTTTTTAGATTCTCTAATCCATGCGCCTAACTGCTTTTCTGTACCATCTTCTAGCACTAAAGTTCCTGTGTAATCAGGTCGTTTATCGTTACCTTGTTTATCATTCTTAAATAACACGAATGTATTTTTGTTATCATATTCTGCCATAATTATTCCTTATTTAATTCTCTTAGTATATTAACGATATCGTCTACCTCATCTAAAAAGATAGACACTTCTTCTTCAAGCATTTCTATATACTCATTATCACGTTCTACTGCAACGTACATGAGTTGTAGCTTAGGCTCAAAGTTTGGATTGTAAGAAACGAAGTTAGCATAGTCTGCACTAGTACAAGCAATCTGCCACTGCACTTGGCTTATATATCGACTAGGTAACTTACGTTCTAACAAATTTGTAGTATGCGTAGTTTCGATTGGACATTTAATCTCAAGCACACCATTATCAGGTAATAGGCCATCTGGACTAGCGCCTGCCATTTTAATTGCAGGATGGTCTATAAAGCCAACCTGTTCTACTTTAATATCACGAACAATCTCATATATCTCACGAGCAGTATCTTCTCTATCAATACCATCTTGCATAGCTTGATTAAAATAGGAATCTGTTTTTTGTCCGGTTAATCGTTCAGTAGCAAGTTGCATTTTGTAATTTCTGCGAACTGCTGCTTCCCCTGATTTTATTTTGGCAAGCACGTCAGATACTCTACTTGCAGTAACCTTACCTAAACGTGCCTTAAACCATTCATCTGTGCGTTGTTCCATTAGAATGGGTCTCCACCTTGTTGTTTAATAGCATTGGCTACTTCTTCTACACTAGCCACCGATGTATCTAGTCCTAATCCTAAGCAAGCTAATGCACGTCCCCAACATGAAGTCTCGCAGTTCTCTATATAGCTAGTCTTGTTAATAAAGGTAGAACCTTCTTTTTCATACGCATGACCAGTTGCTCGTATTTGACCATCAATAACAATAATTGCTTTCATAACAACTACGCCATCTTGATGTGAAACAATCTCACTCATAATAGAGCCATTAGGATACATTTCTCTAAATGCTTTTAATCGTTCATTCACCTCAACATATTCTTTGCCTTTAATATTTACAGTTCTTAACTTTGGTGCTTTTTTAGCTTCCATTTGTTGTTCCTCTTGTTGTAGTTTAGCTAAAGCTGCATCATTGTCTGCACGCAACTCCTCTGTCATATCTTGTATTTCATTAATTAGATTATCCATGTTACAACTCCTACACCGATAATTAATAAAACAAATATTACTTTATCCATTCTATCTTTACGTTTATCTTCTCTGATTGATTCTGACCAGTGATTAAATTCTCTCATAACTATACTCCCAATAAATAATTAATGTATGTCTCTGCATCTGATTCGGTACTAAATGATTCAAGATACATTTTGTTTTCAAAGACCATATAAACATCTTCATCCTGGTCATACTCAATATCATAGTTTGCACGAGGTAATGATTTTAAATAACCATCGTAATCTTGTAACCAACTATCGTATGTTTGTGCCATTTATTTCTCCCTAATTAATTAACACAATATTCATTTTATATATAAAAAATATAAAGTCAAGCATATTGACATAAATATTTTAATAAATTATAGTGTTGCATAAGGAGGTCAATTATGACATTTAATGAAGCAATTAAATTATTTAAGAATAGGCGTGAAATGGCTGAAGCATTGGGCGTTACACGACAAGCTATTAGTTTATATAGTATGAAACCAGAGAAAGATTTACCAAACTATAGGGTATTACAAATTGAGCATTACTTTGGAAATAAGAAGATTTAGTCATATCGTAATAGATAAAGATGGATTTGCATTGCGTAAATTTACAACTTATGCAGATGCAAAATGGTTTGTCAGTAACAAGCCTGAATACATGGTAAAGAAGATTAACTTTAATTTAGATGAATACGAGGAGTGCTTA